AAATTATGGAAAGTTTTTTAACAAATGTATTTTATCCTGCATGTGCATTGATATGTACACTGTCTTTGATTGTAATTGCTTTTAACTCACAAGAAGATTAACATAAATAGTCAGGTGGCTGAATGCCTGTCCTGACTACTAAATCAAATCATATGAAACAGACAGCAGTAGATTGGTTAATTGATTGGATGGGAAAGAATCAATACTTTATAGGTAATGATTTATTAGAAGCATACAAACAAGCCAAAGAAATGGAGAAGGAGCAGATAAAAACAGCTTATTACGATGGGATGTTTGATGAATGGGATACCGGAAGCCCAAAAAACTACTATAACGAAACCTTTGATAATGACTTAGTACCATATAACACTCTTTGTGGTTGTAACCCAGCAAATGGTGGTAATGGAGTTTGTGGTTGTACTATGGGAAATAAAATGGTAGATAAAAGAGTAGATTACGGAACAAATAATTGGACAAATTATAGCACAAATACAACATATTAAAAAAATGATAATTAGTTAAGAAAAGTAGTGAAGCTGTAGTTGAGAGGTAGAGTTTATTAATTACTGAAAAAAGGATTGTAGTAAGTAGATGTCACTCATTGCACTCAATCAGAATCCTTGAAAGACCCGAAGCTTTTCTTAACTTTACTTGCCCGGATGATGAAATAGGTAGACATGCAAGACTTAAAATCTTGTGATCCGAAAGGATCGTGTGGGTTCAAATCCCACTCCGGGTACAAATGATTCCATAGTTAAAGGGATATAACACTAGCCTTCTAAGCTTGTATTCTTGGTTCGAATCCAAGTGGAATCACAAACATATTTTATGAAAAGAGAAGAGTTTGTATTTATTATGTTTATTTTATTATTTACAGTTTTAGTTTTCACATTTATATTTATATTCTTACCATGAGTTATAACGCAGAAATAATATCAGATTCTATTAATCCGGCAGGCGTTAGAATTACAACATTTAAGCTTACATATCCCAGAATTATACATTCTGAGATGATGACTCATAGAGTTTTCTCAAGAAATAGTGCTAGCAGTAGAGCTATACCGTTAAGTAAAATGATAAAGTCAGTGCAAGAAAATCCTTTTATTCCTATTGCTTGGCAAAAACCTCATAAAGGAATGCAAGGAACTGAATATAATGAATATCCTTACACTGAAGTTTATAAATCTATTTGGAGAACAGTTAGAGATTTAACTATATCCGAAATAGATAAAATGAGCTTGACTGTAACTAAACAGTTGTGTAATAGACTATTAGAACCATTTATGTGGCATACAGTGCTTGTTACAGCCACTGATTGGGATAACTTTTTTGACTTAAGATGTCCTAGATATCATATGGAAGGTTCTGATAAATATTATTATTCCTGGAAAGATTTATCAAAAGATTTTCCTCACTGTGAAAACTATCAGTTATTAGATAGATTAAAGGTAAATCAATCACCGGCAGATATTCACATTCAAGCTATTGCCGAACTAATATGGGATGCTATGAATAAAAGCAAACCAAAAAAGATTAAAATTGGTGAGTGGCACATTCCTTTTGGTGATAACATGCCGGTAGAAATAGCACAAGAAGATAAAATCAAAGTAGCTATTGCAAGATGTGCTAGAATTAGCTATCAGACTTTAGGGGACAACCCTAAAATTGATTATGATTCAGATATTAAACTTTATGAAAGACTGCTAGCTGAAGGTCATATGAGTCCTTTTGAACATGTTGCAGAATGTGCAAATAGTATTAGTTATTACGGAAATTTTAAAGGTTGGAAACAATACAGAAAACTATTAGAATGATTAATCACGATTTAGAAAATTTATCAGAAGCTATTGGAGTTTCTAGTACTCAACTTGAAAGTTTAAAAGAGCAATTAGTTGATCTTGCAACTAATATTTATTCTGAAAAACTTAAACCAAGTCATGCTGCAGAATATATATTAAATAACATAAGCTACAATGAGCTTGTATTTATTGCTGTACAATACTTATTAGATAAAATTGAACAGCATCAGCTTATGGAACATACAGAGTTCTTAAAAGCTGCAATTAAAAAATTCATTAAAGAAGACGAGGAGTAATTATGTTAGCAATATTATTTATAGTTTTATTATCTATTTTTTGTACCCCATTTCTTATTTTTATTGGTATTTTTCTAATGAAAAAGGTATTTACCTTTGATGATACATTAAATGGCCTAAAATTTTATCAGAGAGATGTTGTAGGCGTTTATACTGATAAAAATGGAAATAAGATAATGATAAACAGAAATGAGTGAAAGACTCACAGTACAAAAAGAAGCATTAAATGCTTTATTAAAACATAAAAGAGCCGGTTTAGCGATATCAATGGGTGTTGGTAAAACTAGAATTGGTTTATATCATTTGAATACTATATTTACCAGTAATACAAAAGCTTTAGTTGTTATCCCCAAGTTATCTTTAAAAAAATCATGGCTAGATGAGATAGACAAAACTGAATTGCATAACTTAACACCAGCAATTGAGTTTGTTACATATCTATCTTTAAACAAAAAGAATCCTGCTGACTATACTGTTATTTATCTTGACGAGTGTCACAATCTTTTGAACAGTCATAGTGCATTTTTAAGGAATTTTACTGGGCAAATTATAGGATTGACAGGTACACCTCCTGTTAATTCATTCTCTGAAAAATATATAATGGTGGATACATACTGTCCAATTGTATATAGTTTTTCAATAGATGATGCAACAGAACAAAACATTCTTAATGACTACAAAATTATTGTACATAAATTAAATTTAGGTACATATAGAAATCATGTCAAAAAGAATAAAAATGGTGGTACCTGGCTTACTTCAGAATATGATGATTATATATACTTCTCAAGAAGATTAGAGAATGCTGCTACTCCAAAAGATAGGCAGATGGCAAGTATTATGCGTATGCGAGCTTTAATGGATTATAAAACTAAAGAACGCTATGTAGAAAGACTTTTAGACTCTATAAACGAGAAGTGTATAATATTTGCTAATACACAAGAACAAGCTGATAGAATATATCCATATAGTTATCATTCTCAAAATCCTGATTCAGAGGAAAACTTAAGAATGTTTAGTGAAGGAAGTATAAATAAGCTTTCTTGTGTTTTGCAGTTAAGTGAAGGTGTTACAATACCCAATCTTAAAGAAGGTATTATTATGCATGCTTATGGTAATGAGAGAAAAACAGCTCAAAGAATTGGTAGATTATTAAGACTAAATCCTAATGATACTGCAACATGCCATATATTGTGTTATAAAAATACCGTAGATGAATCTTGGATTAATAAAGCCTTAGAATCATTTGATAAAAACAAAATAAAATGGGTAGAATGAAAGATTTATTTATGATTATTCAAGAGCAATTTATACAACGGGAGGAAGATTATTCTTCCTCTATTACATGTCCTAACTGTAAATCTTCGAAGTTAGTACATGTTAATGCTGATAATATGATTTGCACTAATTGTAATTATGACTATATAGTTTCAGACCCAGGTGACGAACAAACATCAATAAATGATAAATCACGCGAGTTTTAATCTTACTAAAGAGAGCGGTAAGCTAAAATTTCCTGGAGATGCCCATCAGAATCGATATAAGAACTTTTTAGATAGTATTCCGGAGGGATCTAAGGTAGAAATTTATATAAGCATTATAGGTGATGATAAGCCTTCATTATCCCAATTATCAAGAGTGCATGCAATGATTAGAGAATTAGCTCTAAATCTTGGCTATACTTTTGATGAAATGAAAGCAGTTATTAAAAAGCATGCAGGTCTCTTTGATGGAGAGAATGTAAAATCATTTGCTGACTGTACAAAAGATGATTTAAATCTTGCTATACAGTCTTGTATTCAAATTGGTGACTTTAATGAAATTCAATTAAGATGAGAAAAGAATTAGTGGATTGGGCCAGTGATTATGTTATATATGAAATAATAGGAGATGGAGTCCATTCAGAAGCAAAATGTACTTATCAATTATATAAAACAAATGTTTTTAACGGCAGCTATGATGACCCACCAAGTTGTGATGTTGAAATAGATGCAGAATTTGAATGGGAACATTTTAACAATGCACCATCCAAAGAAACAATAAATGAACTAGAAGACTGGATTATATCTACGATTGACTAAGGTCATCCATAATTTTAGAGATTGTTTCTGTAATCTCTTTTACTTTATCCATATTACCTTGTGAAAATTCTGATAGTAGTTCCTCTACTACAACTTTTTCTATTTGAACATCAGAATCTTTAACAAGACCTTGATTGTGAGCGTATGCTTTCAATACTTGTTGTATTGCAAATAAGGTATAAATTTCAGATTCAATCTCATTTAAGTTTGCTTCTTCTGGACTTAATTCTCCAGTAATTACTTTAGTAAACTTTTTGAATAAGGATACTAATGCTGCAGGATCTTCATGAATCTGAGTTATGTAGCGAATAATCACATTTTCTAAACCTAAAATAAAACCAGGATTAATTTCTATACCGGTTATGTTTTTAGATAGATCGTATGAATTGCCAATTTTTATTTTTTCAGACATGTTTATTATTTAGAAAACAAATATATGAAAACTGTTGAAATAAATGTACCAGAAATTGTAGAAAAATTAACTAAAAAAGCTAATGATAGCAATTGGAGATTTTTAGATTGGTTTTTTAATCAACTAGATTTCCCTGTTATATTATCTGATTTAGCAAATGAATTAGATGGTGGTCACAAATTTACACCACCTTTAAAGGATATGTTTAGTGCATTCTTTAATTGTCCAGAAGATAAATTAAAAGTTGTTATTATTGGTCAAGACCCATATCCACAAGAAGGTGTTGCAGACGGAATATCTTTTAGTTGTAGTAAAACTATGAAAGAACAACCATCATTGAGATATATTTTCAATGAGATTGAAAAACTATATGCTGATTATGATAGAAATCCCAATTTATCTAGATGGTCAGAGCAAGGTGTATTAATGTTTAATACAGCTCTTACATGTCGAGTTAACGGGATTGGTACTCACTACCACATATGGGATAATTTTACTAAAAAGTTTTTAGAGTACTTAAATAAGTACAAAAAAAATCTTATTATTGTTCTGCTTGGTAAAAAAGCAGAAGATTGGAAGTACATGCTTTCCAATCAAATAATACTAAAAGCTCCACATCCTGCATCTGCAGCCTATTCTGGTGGTAATTGGAATAGTAATGGTTTATTTAAAAAGATAAACGATGAGCTATTGCAATTAGATAAAGAGCCAATAATCTGGTAAAATATTTTTTATGTGGGATATATTTATAAAAATGTTAGAGCATGGCATTTCACCAAACAATTGTTTAATGCTCTATTCTTTAGATCAAAAAATAAACACACCTTATGTAGAAACTGAAAAAGCAATAAGTCAATTATTTGAATCCGGGTTTATTTTAATTAAGCAGCAATCCGGTAAGAATGTTATATCAATTACTGATAAAGGCAAAGCTTTAATGGAGGATTTAGATTCTCATTTTAAAGTTTCTAAAAAGAAAACTAACGCTCAGTTAATGGGTGAGAATTTCTCTGATAATATAGAAACTTATAGAAACACATTTCCTTCGATTAAATTACCTAGCGGTAAACCAGCAAGAAACAATACAAAAGCTTTAGGTGAAGCTTTTAAATGGTTTTTTGAGACTTATGATTATACTTGGGAAGAAATACATAAAGCGGCTAGTATGTACGTTGCAGAGTATAAAGAAAACAACTACATGTACATGATGACAAGTCAGTATTTTATTTCTAAACAAGATAAAAATAAAGTTAAAAAATCCGAGCTTGCTGATTATTGTGACATGATTAGAGAAGGTGTATCAACTGTATCTAATCACTTTAAAGAAAAAGTTGTATGAGTTTTGTTCAGATGTGGTCTCCTCAACGTAACTCATTTACTGAGGCGTTAGTGTATATGAAGAAAAGACAATCCGGTGAGGAAAAATCTATATATACTCCTTGGCCAAAGTTTAATGATGCTACTACTGATGGGCTTGAATGGAATACACTTACTGTAATTGGAGGAAGACCTGGTTCTGGTAAAACACTAATCAAAGATCAAATTGTAAGAGAATCATTTACTCTAAATCCTAATGATAAGTTTAGAGTATTAGAATTTCAATTTGAAATGGTTGGTAGAACTTCAGCACTAAGAGAGTTTTCTGCAGTTACAGGCAAAACTTATAAAGAACTGTGTAGCACAAATAAAAAAATAAGTGATTCTTTAATTAATCAGTGCTATGAATATGCCAGACAAAAAGTTAAAAATCCTATAGATATAATTAGTACTCCGCTAACAGTTAATAAAATGCGGGAACAATTAGATTCTTATATGAACACTTTTAAGGATGAGAAAGTAATTATTACACTTGATCATACTATTCTGGTAAAATTATCACCATATCAATCATCGAGACTTGATATGCTTTTTGAGCTTGGTGAATTTTTTACACAAGCTAAAAGAGAATATCCATGCATGTTTATAGTTTTATCTCAACTAAATCGAAATATTGATAATCCGGATAGAGCTATAGATGGTAAATATGGTAATTATATTCTTGAATCTGACATATTTGGTTCTGATGCTATGCTTCAACATGCCGATACATTAATTGGTATAAATAGACCAGCAAAGCAAAAGATAAGATTCTATGGGCCTGATAGATATGTTATTGAAGATGATAGAACATTGGTTTTTCACTTTCTGAAAGCTAGAAATGGTGACACAAGAATGAGTTTCTTTAAAGCTCGTTTTGAAAACATGGAAGTTGATGAAATGGAAACACCACCAACTGATAAAAAATAATTATTATGACTAAAGAAGCTAGAAATCAAACAATCGCCGAGTTGTTTAAAGATCATGAGAAGTTCTTTAAAACAAACAAAATTGAAAATCCTTATTTTAATCCTAAATTAGCTTATAGACCAAGAGGTAAAGATGAGCTGTATATTCAATTATTCCCAAGTGAGTTGAAGAAAAATCAAGATCACTATATTGAATTTGTAGATGTAGATTATAATCCAAAAGATTCTAAACGGACCTTATATATCTATAAGCACAATCCTTTCTGGAGAGAAGAATATGAAATGACTAAAGACAAGAATGGTTATGAAAGAGTTCTTGTTCCTGTGTCTGAATTAAAGCCAATTAGTGATATAACATTTAACGATAGAGTTTTAGATAATTTTATTAACTTTGGTGAAGAGGATGAACTTACCGAATTACTCAGAGGTATTAATATTCTTATCTCAAATTATTTAAAAAATAAATAATGGCTCAATCTGTTTTAATTATTGCCGAGTCTGGCTCTGGCAAATCAACTGCTATTCGCAATTTAGATCCTAAAGAAACTGTGATTATTAATATTGCTAATAAGCCGTTGCCTTTTAAAGGATGGAAAAACAAATACAGTGTTTTAGACAAAGAAAACCCTAAAGGCAATCTTATTAATGTTTCCAGTGGATCTGGTGTGTATAGAGCTATGCAACATGTGAGTGATAAAATGCCGCATGTCAAAAATCTAATTATAGATGATTGGCAATATATGTCCAGCTTTGAATATTTTGACAAAGCAAATGAAAAAGGCTATGATAAATTCACACAAATTGCTGCTAACTTAGCTCAAGTAGCTAAACTGCCAAAAGATTTAAGAGATGATCTTTATATTTTCTTCTTAACACATTCCGAAGATATCACGGATATGAATGGTAAGAGAAAAATAAAAGCTAAAACAATCGGTAAAATGGTTGATAATTCTCTTACTTTAGAGGGCTTGTTTTCTATTGTTCTTTTTGGTAAAGTTCTAAAGCATGAAGATGGTCAATTAGAATATGTATTTGCTACAAGAACTGATGGCGAAACTACTTGTAAAACTCCAATGGGTATGTTTGAAAATGAATATATCCCGAATGATTTAAAATTTGTAAAAGAGTGTATCCTTAAATACGAAAATGAATAATTATGATAAGTACTAAAAACATTTCGATTGAAACTTCTGGTGTAAAACCAGTTATTGAAGTAGGTAACCGTGTTGTTAAAATTAATGACATAAGGATTGATGCAATGCCTTATGATCAGAATGCTTACAATGTGTATCTATTTTTAGAAACAGAACCAGTTGGTAATGATTTTCAAGGATTTCTAAAAGATCCAAAAAATCCTGCAAGTCCAAGATATCTTGGTCAAGTTGGTAGAGCTAGATTGAGTGCATATCCTTTTGCATCAACTGTTTTACCTGATGGCAGAAAAATTAATCATGAAGTTGAAATTGGTAAAGCATTTGCAATTTTAGCTAATGCTGTTGGTAAAAGAGATGAATTAGATGAAATTCAGGCTGAAAATGTTTTTGACTTTGTAGATAAAGCAAAAAGAATTTTAGTTAATTCCGGATATTTTAATATTTGTCTCGGCGGCAAAGAATGGAGAAATGAAGCTGGTTATATTAATCATGATTTATTTGTTCCTAAATCAAATAAATATAATTCTAGCGTAACAGCTTTAGGTGTTGATGTAATGCCTTTCAATGAGCAATATCATATTAAGAAGTTGAAAGAAACTACACCTTCTTCAAGCAATTTTGAAACTGTTTCTAGTGGTAGTGATTTTGATCTTTAATTAAGAGGGGGCTTGTCCCCCTTTTTTTCTTATGTTAAGCACTAAAAATTTAGTTTTAAGTATAAATGATGTACCCAGTTACTGGGTATTTCAACACTATTTGGGATTAAAAGAAGAATTAACAGGTCAAAGATTAAGAATAACTTCTATTTGGAATCCTAATGAAAGGACTCCAAGTATGTTTTTGTATGTAGATAAGAATAAAAGAGAATACTTTTATAAAGATTTTTCTACAGGAAAACAAGGTAATAAAGTTAGCATTGTATCCGAGCTATTTAATATTCCCTATTATGAAGCAGAGAATAAAATTATAGAAGACTATAATGGAAACTCTCTTAATAGATTTAAGTATGATCTCAAAGTTTATCCAAAGTTTGAACTTGATAGAGTTGAATATAGAAACTGGGAGCAAAGAGACTTTGATTTCTGGCATCCATTTAGAATAAATCGTTCTATGTTGGATGAATATAATGTAAAGCCAATTGCTTATTATATTCTTAAAAAGGAAGAAGATTCAGGATGCAAAACTTTAAAAATAGAAGACCCTCATTCTTATGGTTATCTTGACAAATATGGTAATCCATACAAGATATACTTGCCTTTTAATAAAGGTCTCAAATTCTATATAGTAAAAGACTACTTGCAAGGTCTTGATCAACTAGAATATAAGAATCCATATATGATCATATGTTCATCTTTAAAAGATGCTATGACATTAAAAGGGTTTGGTTATAATGTTGAAGTTGTGGCTCCAAGTAGTGAGAATAGTTTGATTAAACCCTATTTCATCGAACACTTTAAAAACAAATATAAAAATGTAATAACTCTATTTGATAATGATGATG